CGTTCATCCAATGCTGCGGTGTAGGTGAATGAGGGGATTCTCCAAAGCCAGGACAGGCGGAAGCCATCTGCCACAGAAGCGAAGATAGTGTATCCATCAGCGGGATGGGGGACGGACCACACAATGCAACCTGGTAAAAACTGGGTCGCGCTTGCGTCTGAGGCATTGGCAGGGATGATAAACCAATTGTTATTGGTCATCTAGTCGCCTAGAACCTGGACATTGAGAGTCGCTTAGTAGAGGTGGCCAATAGCTGACGGAAGGGTGCCAGCTAGATTGGCTGAGGAAGCGACGGAGGGAGCGAGTTCGAGGACGGCGGTGGCGGGAGTGGTTCGTGCAGAGTAAGCGCACAAGATATCCGCACCATCGCCGACGAAGAGGAGTTGGACGGGTCCATTGGCAAATCGAAACATGCCGCCAAGCCAAGCTAGAAAGCCGGCTTGTGAGAACCCACCACCAGAGTTGGCTGTGAAAATTGTGGACAAGTTCACGGCAAAGGTTGAGCTAGATGTGGAAAAGTAGAATGGAGCTTTTCGACGCATCATGTCTTCCGCCGTGGCCTGAGCAAAACCACGATGTCTGGGTGGAGGGGGGGCGGAAGCAAGAACGACTGCATTCGGAGTAGGTTCTGGTGTTACTACCTTTTCTGCTGTGAGAACAGAATGTCCGGACTCCATGTGACAAACCCGGAGCTCCGCTCCATCACAGGTGTTGATGTAGGGTGAATCAAAATAGTCCTCGAAGTTGTGATCGAACATAAGCCGGGCTCGACCATCAACAGGAGAACCAACAAGGTGAGGATACGGTGAGTAATCACTCCCGTAGATATCGAATGCGAAGGTCATGAAACCATTCGCCACGGACGTCCAAGAAGGAAGTCGAATGGTCAAGCCATGGCGGCGGAACACGGTCACTAAAAGATAGTATAGATCGTAGTATCCGTCACGGCCCAAACCAACAGAACGGTACATGAGACCGGTGGCGTTTGATTGGAGGGCTTCAGTGGGCGTGAGCGAGTCAGAGACCCACTTGAGAGTTCGATAATCTTCGGAAGCGTTCACTGCGAGATACTTGACATTCAATTCAAG